GTTAATAATACTTGACAAACCGTACAACTATGTTATAATTACTCTGTAGATTTGAAATAGAGTGATTAAAGAAAATGAATACATTATGGTTAGATCAGAAGTTTGCATCCCTTGTAGGTACGCAGCTTGAACAGTTTAAAGTAATCAATACTAAACCTTATAATGCTAAGTTCAGATGTAATGTCTGTGGGGATTCCCAGTCTAGCAAGTTTAAGACCCGTGGACATTTTTATGAGCATTCAGGTCGTATCAACGTAAAGTGCTTCAACTGCGGGTACAGCACCTCCCTCTCTAAGTTCATCAAGACATACAATCCTTCTCTATATACTGAATATCGCCTTGAAGTGATGAAGGAGACGGGTGCTGTTGAACCCGTTAAGTTTGTCCCTGAGATCGAGAAGTTCTCTAGCAGGCGCATCGACCATTTCGAACCGTTCAAAGAACTGAAAAAGATATCTCAATTAAAACCTGAGCATGTCGCAAAAAAATATATTTCTGATCGGAATATCCCGTCAAATACGCATTACCGAATATTCTATTCACATATATACTTAACATGGGTAAATTCTTTCGTTCCAGATAAGTTCAATGAGAAGGCGCTAAAATTTGATGAACCAAGAATCGTATTCCCTTTCATCGATAGAAACGGATATGTATTCGGGTTTACCGGTAGATCGATATCACCCAAATCAACCTTAAGATATGTTACCATAATGTTAGATGAGACCAAGGACAAGATCTTTGGTCTTGATTCTATTGATGACAGTAAGAAGATATATTTAGTAGAAGGTCCTATCGATAGTTTGTTCTTGACTAACTGTGTTGCTATGGCAGGATCTGATATTAACTTGACAAACCTAGGTGATCGTAATAATATTGTTATCGTATATGACAACGAACCCCGTAGCAGAGAGATAATCAATAAGATATCCAAGGCAATCGATATGAACTATAAGGTCTGTATCTGGCCAGATGATATCGAACAGAAAGACATCAATGACATGGTGCTAGCAGGATTGAGCGGACCGGCAGTACAGCACATCATAGATCACAACACATATGAAGGCCTATCCGCCAAGATGCGGTTACAGATTTGGAGCAAAGTATGAAGACGTGTATAGTTCGGATTGAATTTGATGAACGTGAAGGTGAATATTACATTCCGCTTCCTGAAGAGATGCTAAAAACTCTAGCAGATCTAGGATGGAGTGTCAATGACGATCTGGAATGGATTGACAACGAAGACGGAACATTTTTATTGAAAAAGAAAGAGGCATGACATGAGCAATTTCCTACCAACGCTATACCAAGAATTCATCTATAAGAGCAGGTATTCTAAATTCCTAGATAAAGAAGGTCGTCGTGAGAATTGGTCTGAGACCGTATCTCGTTATTTTGATTTCATGGTTAAGCATCTGTCTGAAAACCATAATTATTCATTGCCTAAAGCAGAACGTAAAGAACTAGAAGAAGCGATCCTCAATCTCGAGATCATGCCCTCGATGCGTGCTTTGATGACTGCAGGACCTTCCCTAGAACGTGATAACACATGTGCTTACAACTGCTCGTATGTCGCTGTAGATGATCCTAAGTCATTCGATGAGACGATGCTCATCCTCATGAACGGCACAGGTGTCGGGTTCTCTGTAGAACGCCAGTATGTCAATAACCTCCCAGAGATTCCTGCTAAGATGTTCGATAGCGATACGACTATCATCGTAAAGGATTCTAAAGAAGGTTGGGCGAAGGGTTTCCGTCAGTTGATCGCTCTTCTTTATTCTGGAGAAGTCCCTAAGTGGGACCTAGCGCTACTTCGTCCTGCAGGTGCTCGCCTAAAGACGTTCGGCGGCCGCTCGTCAGGTCCGGGTCCTCTAGATGATCTCTTTAAGTTCACTGTCCGTATGTTCCGTGGCGCGACAGGTCGTAAGTTAAACTCTCTAGAATGTCATGATATTATGTGTAAGATCGGCGAAGTAGTCGTCGTGGGCGGTGTCCGTAGGTCAGCGATGATCTCGCTATCTAACTTGACAGATGAGCGCATGAGGACTGCTAAGAACGGTTCGTGGTGGGAGACAAACCCGCAGCGTGCTCTCTCTAATAATTCTGCTGCATATACAGAGAAGCCAGAGATGGGTACATTCATGCGTGAATGGTTGTCTCTATATGATTCTAAGTCAGGTGAGCGTGGTATCTTCTCTCGTGTAGCATCACAGAACCAAGCGAAGAAGTTCGGTCGTCGTGATCCAGAACACGAATTTGGGACCAATCCTTGTTCTGAGATCATCCTTCGTCCTAATCAGTTCTGTAACTTGACAGAAGTCGTCGTCCGTGGGACAGATAGTGTGGTTGATCTTCAGCGTAAAGTACGTCTTGCTGCTCGTCTCGGCACTCTACAGTCGACTCTCACTAAGTTCCCATATCTCCGTAAAGTATGGACAAACAACACAGAAGAAGAACGTTTGCTAGGCGTCAGCATGACAGGTATCATGGATAATACGTTAACAAATGGTAAAGACAAAAACATCGATCTAAAACATATGTTAGAGTCTCTCCGTGATATAGCAGTTGCAGCAAATAAAGAATTTGCGGTAGCTCTAGGCATTCCTCAATCGACCGCTGTTACTTGTGTTAAGCCGTCAGGTACTGTATCACAGTTGGTCGATTCTGCTTCAGGCATCCATGCTCGCCATAATGATTATTACATTCGTACAGTACGTGGCGACAACAAAGATCCATTGACGATGCTTCTCAAGGAATCAGGTTTTCCTAATGAACCGTGTGTCATGAAGCCAGATGCGACTACAGTGTTCTCTTTCCCTGTCAAGGCGCCTGATGGTGCAGTGACTCGTACAGAGATGACCGCAGTAGAACAGTTAGAGATGTGGATGATCTATCAGCGCCATTGGTGTGAGCATAAACCATCTGTGACCATCACAGTCAAGGAAGATGAATGGATGGCAGTGGGTTCGTTCGTATACGAATACTTTGACGAGATGTCTGGTGTATCATTCTTGCCGCATTCTGATCATACTTATCGCCAAGCACCCTATCAGGATTGCTCAAAAGATGAGTATGAAGCATTAGATGCGACCATGCCTAAGATCATCGATTGGGATAAGCTAGCACAATATGAGAAGGAAGATAATACTAAGGGTTCTCAGACCCTTGCTTGTGCTGCTGACGGGTGTGAGATCGTTGACCTCTAAATCACCTTGTCAGAAGATATGTAAGTTAGATCCTGCCACAGATTATTGTACCGTCTGTGGCAGGACTATGGAGCAGATTCAAGATTGGTCTTCATACAGCGATGAGATGAGATCCAAGATAATGAAAGATCTTAAAGTTAAAAAAGACTCGAAAAAATAATATAAATAACCAGATATACAAAGCATAGGAGATGACGATGGATATCAATGCGTTCATTAATATCATTGCAGAAACGATCAAAGATGATTCCATGAGATCTGAGATCTATAATAACTTGCTCGACGTTGCTAGCACATCTGACATAAGAAGTGTTGAGCTTGGAATCGATAGCGTATTTGATAATGTCTATGAAGAATACACAGAATCATATAATGATGACGATCTAGAAGAAACTGAAGAAGAAGATTTCAACTATGATTATGAAGAAGAGGAATGAGG